GAGAATTTTATATAACACATAAGAATAGTACACACCTCCCATCTTCATATTCTTATGAGTGTAGGATGTGTACTATAAAGAGAATTAAAGCAGGTAGAAAAAAGGATAATGGAAGTTGGTGTTATCCAGACTGGTAGTTCATGTGCTGTTTCCCCGTTTGAAGAGCAGTAAATAATAAATAATCATAGACAAATTGGATTCTATAGAGGAACGAAAAGATGCCACTCAATCTAGCATCTCCTGGTATTGTAGTAAGGGAAGTTGACCTAACCAACGGTAGAGTTGATGCAACATCAACAAAAACTGGTTGCTTAGCTGCTCCATTTGCGAAAGGACCAGTAGAGAGCCCTCAACTCATAGAGACAGAGGCAGACCTTCTGGACACCTATGGACAACCTTACCCTAAAGATAATCATTACGAGTATTGGTTAACTGCTTCATCTTATCTCGCCTATGGTGGTGTGATGAGTATTGTTAGAGCAGATGACGAAGAACTTAAAAATGGTTTCGTAGGGACTGCAAATAGCGTCAAAATAAAAAGTACTGACGACTATACTAACTTATCTTACGGAGAAAACACTATTGCTGGTGTTACTTTTGCTGCTAAAAACCCAGGTACTTGGTCAAATGGTATTAAGGTTGCAGTATTAGATTCTCTAGGAGATCAAATATTTACAGGAATCCAAACTACTAATGTATTAGGATATGGTTCAACTACTGTTCCAATAGATCCTATTAACCTTAAGGTTGGATACGGCATAACTCAAGGAGTACCTGCTGGTACTGTTGTTCCTAGACAAGGAGTTGGTGCTGGTACAACTGAATTGTTGGATGGTATATTTAAAGGACAAATAACTCAAGTTGGTAATTCACAGATTACTGTTAAGTTAATCTCTCATGTATCTGCTGCTGGAACAGAAACTCCAGTTGATTATCAGCAAGGAGGAAACTACAAGTTTGTTGATCCTGCTGGTGTAAACCAAGCACTTGGTATTCACACTGGTGAGTCAAGAACCTATGGTAGTTGGAGAGGACTTGCTGCTGGTACATATTCTGGAATTGTTACTTATACCAATTCTAGTGATTGGTTCGATGCTCAATCTATTACTCTAGGTACTAACCCAGACAAACCTGGTCCTCAGATTAAGTGGAACTCAATTGTTGACAGACCAGGAACATCATCCTATGCAGTTGAAAGAAATGCAAGGTTTGATGAATTCCATGTAGTTGTTTATGATGACACTGGTAAGATTACTGGTAATGCAGGTTCTGTATTAGAAAAATTCAGTAACTTATCTAAAGCAAAGGATTCACAATATTCTGCTGGTTCATCTGCTTACTGGAGAAAGGTACTTGAAACAGGTTCTGCTACTCTCTTTGGTGGCGGTGCTCCTGCAGGTATAGTAACCACTGGTTTCTCTGGTGATGGTTGGGACACCTTTGGAGATGGTGGATGGGATCAAGATACTGAGAACATTACCTTTAGTTCTATTGGTAACTATGTCGTATCACTTGCTAATGGTAAGGATTATAACGGTAAGACTTCTATCGATGAGTTAGGGGCATTAGATCTAGATATCGGTGCTATTCAAGAAGCATACGATCTATTCCGTAACCCAGAAGAAACTGATTGCGACTTCCTACTATTAGGTTCTGCTGCAAGAACAAGTTATGAAGTACAAGCACTTTCAAATAAACTGATTGAGATTGCTGAATTCAGAAAGGATGCTATTGCATTCATATCACCAGCAAGAGAACAGTTCTTAACTAAGACTGGATCTGGTGATTCTGAAATGTTAACATTAAAAGCTGATACAGTAACTGATAACATTATCAATTACTATTCACCTATTACATCAAGTTCTTATGCCATATTAGATAGTGGTTATAAGTACATGTATGACAGGTTTAATCAACAGTTCAGATATGTTCCTATGAATGGTGACATTGCTGGCACATGTGCTAGAAATGACATCAATAACTTCCCTTGGTTCTCACCAGGCGGAACTGCAAGAGGTGCTATCCTGAATGCTGTTAAACTAGCATACACACCAAACCAAGTCCATAGAGACAAGTTATACTCCAATAGAATTAACCCAATCGTTACTTCACCTGGAGCAGGTATTATTCTCTTCGGTGACAAGACTGCATTAGGTAGGTCTTCTGCCTTTGACAGAATCAATGTTCGTAGATTGTTTATCTTCCTTGAGAAGGCAATCGCTGCTGCTGCCAAAGACATCCTATTTGAATTCAACGATGAGATTACAAGGATCAACTTTATCAATATCGTTGAACCATTCCTTCGTGATGTACAGTCTAAGCGTGGTATTCAAGATTTCGTCGTTATATGCGATGAGACCAACAACACCCCTGCTATCATTGACAGCAATGAGTTTGTTGCTGACATTTACATCAAACCAGCAAGATCTATTAACTTCATCGGACTAACCTTTGTTGCTACACGCACAGGTGTTTCCTTCGACGAGGTTATTGGTAAGGTCTAATTCATTAACACACTTTAGGTAAAAGACTAATGGCAATTAATTCCGCAAACCCACCGAAGACCTCGGAAAGGACTATCGACAAGTTTAAGTCGAGGTTGACGGGTGGTATTGCAAGACCTAATCTGTTTGAGGTGGTTCTTGCATTTCCAGATGGTACAGTAGATGCGTCAGTAAGTGACATAGATCCTAAGACAAGATTCCTTGTCAAGGCTGCTGCACTTCCTGCATCTAACATCGCTCCAATCAGCGTACCTTTCAGAGGTCGCCAGCTTAAAATTGCAGGAGACAGGACATTCGACGAATGGACAATCACTGTAATCAACGATACTGACTTTGCTATCAGAGGTTCCTTTGAGAGATGGATGAACTCCATGTCTAAAGTATCTGATAACGCTGGTAATATAAATCCAGAAGATTATACTAAAGATGCGTATGTATACCAGCTCGGAAGATCTGGTGTTGATTCTGCATCACAATCTTCAGAACAAAATATGCCTGTGCTTAGAACTTATAAGTTCTATAGTATATTCCCAACTAATGTATCACAGATAGATCTTTCTTACGATTCATCTGATGCTGTTGAAGAGTTTACGGTTACTTTACAAGTTCAGTGGTGGGAAGCTGCTGGAAATGGCGGTGATGTTAGCTAACTAAATAGAAGGGTATCAAGGTATTCTTCTATAATAATGGCACGGCTTTTTGGATTTTCAATTGAAGATAAAGACGATTTACCTAAGGGTGTAGTATCCCCCATTCCACAAACAGGTGAGGATGGGGTTGATTATTATATACAGTCTGGTTTTAGTAGTCAGGTAATTGATCTCGAAGGGATCTATAAAAATGAGCATCAAGCCATTCGGAAATATAGAGAGATGGCACTCCACCCTGAGGTGGATAATGCAGTAGAAGATATTGTTAATGAAGCAATTGTTTCAGACACTAATGATTCACCTGTAGAAATAGATTTAAACAATCTTAATGCCTCTGATGGTATTAAGGACAGAATTAGAGAAGAGTTTAAACATATTAAAGATCTATTGGATTTTGATTCTAAAGCTCATGAGATTTTTAGGAATTGGTATGTTGATGGTCGAATTTATTATAACAAAGTAATTGATGTCAAAAAACCTCAGGATGGTATACAGGAACTGAGATATATTGACGCAATGAAAATGCGTTATGTCCGTAAGGAACAGAAGAAGAGAGATGGAACAGATGGTGGTGTTTTTAATACATCAAATGTCCATGAGTCTGAGAAGGTATACTTCCCTAAGATAGAAGAGTACTTCATTTATACCCCCGAACCACGCTATCCAACTAACATGGCAATGGGTGGTGCAGGTACTGCTATGTCAGGGGTTAAACTTGCAAAAGATTCTATTACATATTGTACTTCTGGTCTTGTTGATAGGAATAAAGGTACAGGTTTATCATATCTCCAGAAAGCAATTAAGTCACTCAATCAACTAAGAATGATTGAAGACAGTCTTGTTATTTACCGTATGTCTCGTGCTCCAGAAAGAAGAATATTCTATATTGATGTAGGTAATCTTCCTAAGATTAAAGCAGAGCAATACCTTAGAGATGTAATGTCTCGTTACAGAAACAAATTAGTATATGATTCAGGAACAGGAGAAGTTAGAGATGACAAAAAATACATGTCCATGCTTGAAGACTTCTGGTTACCCAGAAGAGAGGGTGGAAGAGGAACAGAAATTACAACACTTCCAGGTGGACAAAACCTTGGGGAGTTGGCTGACATTGAGTATTTCCAATCTAAGTTGTACAGATCTTTGGGAGTACCTGAATCTAGAATCGCTGGATCTGGGGATGGATTTAATCTTGGCCGTAGTTCAGAGATTCTAAGAGACGAACTTAAGTTTAGTAAGTTTGTTGGAAGATTGCGTAAACGATTTGGTAAGATCTTCTTAGACATGTTGAGAACGCAGTTGCTTCTGAAGAATATTATCACTCCAGAAGACTGGGAGATAATGTCTGAGCATATCCAGTTTGACTTTATCTACGACAATCACTTTGCAGAACTGAAAGATAAGGAACTAATGGAAGGTCGTTTAGGTCTTCTTGGTATGGTAGAACCTTATGCTGGTAGATATTATTCTACAGAATATATTAGAAGAAATGTATTAAGGCAAAAAGATGCAGAGATTGTAGAGATTGATGAGCAGATTGAGAAAGAGATTGCTAGTGGTGTTTTGCCTGATCCAAATCAACAGATGTTAGAAATGGAACAGGGTGCTTTTGGTGATCCAATGGCAGCAATGGGTGATCCAATGGCGCAAGAAGGACTGCCAGCAGAACCTCAACCACAGAAAATGCCTAGGGACAATGAAGGAGAGATATAAATAACTTTATCAGTATATTATACCATGATGGAAGAACTCGTCAATATGATTGCGACGGATGCGTCTGCTGCAGATGTTAGTGATCAGATTAAAGATATCCTCTATGCTAAATCAGCAGGGAAGATAGATGAACTAAGACCTGTAGCATCAGGAAATCTTTTTGGTGCAGAAGCAGAAGCAGAAGCTGAGGTGGAAACTGAAGTAGAAACTCAACCTGAAGAAGAAACCAATGACTAGAATATTACCTCTAGGCGAAAAAGCAGCTTTGGCAGCAGGTAGTGGTAACGCTACTACTGTTGGTAATGCTACTGTAGTAAGAGTATTATCTAATGGTGGTGCTGCTCTTGTCGTTAGGACAGATTCTAGCGATACTATTATAGGATCATTTACTAGTGTAAATGGTACTGCCGATCTGGTTGAGAAGAATGCATCAGATAAGATCTATGTAACAGGTAATGCTGTTGAAGTATCTAAAGTAGGATTTACCAATTAAACAGATGAAGTTAATCACAGAACAAATTGATGATGTAGAAGTTATCGTTGAAAACCGCAACGGTAAGAAATCTATGTTCATTGAGGGTATCTTCCTCCAAGGAGATATTCAAAACCGCAATGGTCGCATGTATCCAATGG